GTTCGTTTTCCTATGGCACATTGCCAGTTAAAGTCAGGGTGACTGAAGTGTTTTAAGGTAAACACTAACAACCTACGGCTAAATATGCAGCCGTTGCACTTGGACTAGGTATTTCCATAACCCATCAGTTTTGCGACATGATGAGGTCTCTTTGATCAGTTTACAGACATGATGAGGTCTCAATAAAGTTGCTTAAGGCAAGGGAATCACGGATTCGTCCAACTGAGTCAGAAATATGTCAACGTTTGACGCTGTTGGAACAGTACCTGCTGTACCAAAGGACAAGGTGATTAAGTTCTGGGAAGTCGTAGAGTTTGATGTGAAGAATACAGAATACTGCCACGACGTACTACTTGTTCCATTAGCGGGTAAAGTGTACGTAGGGCTCGTCTTATTCACAAACACTGACTGAGTTGTTGCTCCTGTGATTGTTATTACGGGCGCGGCTATAGTCGCTGCTGCACCAGTGATGGCAACAGTGAGATACCAGTCGGTCTGCGGTCCCGCCTGGAAAACTATTGTCGTCGGAGTAACCGAAGGCAGAAAAGATCCAGAAGCACGAACCGGAGTAAGACCAAGAGGTGTTGTTCCTGTTCCTCCACTCCTTTGAACTATGGAAGTCGTGAGGTTTCCACCTATAGTGGATGGAACCTTGGGCTTGTAAAATTCTATGGAGTAAGAAATCCACAATTCACCAATTAGGTATGCGGTAGGCATTCCCACTGTAGCTAAATAAGTTGTTCCTAGATTATAGAAACGAGAATCATAGCCAGTCGGGGCCGCACCAACATACAAGTGGGGGATTGTGGTTTCACTAGTTTTGCACTCTATAGCATGAAGCATATTGCATGAGGGTTTAGTACTAACTGCAAATTCATAATTTTCCATAGCTTGTTTAGTCTGAAATGCTGCAGCTGCTGAGTTGTACTCAGTAGCGAGGATTACTGAACCTAAAGCGGAGGTGGTATTATTGAATTCGGAGGACATAGTCCTAAACTCAAACACCATGCCTCTAATCCTGAACTGCTCAAAATTTTCCGCTATGGTAGACAACCACGGGAAAGTCGTGCTATTCGAAGGATTTAGAGGAAAAGCGTTTGTTGTAAACGCAGCTGAACCTGTTATGTCTTGCAAATACTCTCGATGGGTTATAACAACACCATGTTGAGAGTTGGCAAACTTTGGGGTTTGGGTAACAAAGGTATTATTCCCGGGCATAGCGGGAGACGTTACATAGTCTCCAGAGCCCATGATACGACCAATACCACTACCTAAAGTTCCACCAAGACTTGCTCCTATTCCAGTACCAATACCGGGTACGACAGAGCCTAAGATGGCACCTAAAGTGGCGCCAACGGCTCCGCCTCCTGCGGTATAATTGACTACTCGATTGGGCGGAATCTTGGATTTGTTATTAGACTTAGGTTGCTGCTTTTGCTTCACCTGTATTGTAACTTGCTTATTCTTCTTATTCTTTGTTCTTCTTGTCATTTGTATGGGATACGCTAATGACGAAGCGGACTGTATATTGCTGTGCAACTCAAGGTCCCATGAAGGAACCGAGTCAGCCCGTACAGTCTCTTGGCGTTTGATTAGCTCTCTTTCGAGATTTGGACTTTGAAGCACAGGAACCCCATTAAGGCCACCACTTGACCACAACAGTTTTCTAATTTCCAAAGAGTCAGGGTGGTTGCGCAACTCGTAGAGGAGCTGACAATACAACATCATCTTATCTTCAGAGCTCTCAGTTGAGCAAAGAAACCTGTAAAGCATTTTATCTACATTAAGAGGATAGGCATTGCCATCCTTAAAGAAGTGGGAGCAAAACTCAAAACCACTCAACTTAGAGGATGTCGAAAACATTCCTAATCTCATCCCAGTAGATTCATAATACTTTTCCAATCCTTCAGAATCTTTCTCTAAACAATCATCCCCCATAGACATAGCCCAGAAGCGAGACTCTTTGTCTCGAGCTGCAAAAGCCAGCATGATACGGATGTTGGAGTTGGTTCCTGAAGTATTGTACCATCCACTCAGTAAAACTCCACTAATGTTTAAGGCGTACATTCTACCATCTGAAGTGACAAATAAGTTGTTACAAATGCACCAATAGTGCGCTTTTAAACATTTGTACCAGACACTGTCATATGAAGCCCCATTACACATTCTTCTTCTCTCTAAGTCCAGGAACAACATTTGCTCTGTGACTTGCCAGTCCCACGACTTAAAATCAGTTTGTTTCAGTGGTTCTTCTGGAACCCCGTCCCATAACTGCTTTATGTGTGCATCTGTCAAGCCCATACCGGGTTTAACGAGAAGGTTTGTGAATTGGTCTATTTCTGACTTGTTCTGCATCGTGCAAAGAACTCTGCATATGGTGTTATCTGCAAGAGAGACGGAAGCTATAAGCCTCAAACGTTTCTCGAGAATTTTACTCACCTTATGTGGCTCATTCTTAATAAACACGCGAACAGGGTCAATAAGACCAAGTTTTACTAATTCGGAAGGGTCTTTGGTGTGATAATCAAAATTAAATAATAGTTGCATCCGAGCATAAACCACATTCACCATAAAATCAAGAAACTCATCGATTACTGCTCCTGCAGTTTTACCGAGAGCCACTCCAGGAAGTCCTGGACCTCCTCTTCGCACGGTTTCCCGTGAAAGGACTTTGCGAATGTTGCTGCGTAAGCCCTCGCCAGGCCAAGATGTCCCTGCGAGATTGTCTGGAATTTCCGTCTTGAGACAATATGGTTGAAAGTCTTCCATTTTGATTTCGACATTGAAACTTGAACTACTCTTGAGGTTTCTGGTTTGGCAGGCGAGGGCAGCTCGCTCTGCTGAGGCACTTCTGTCTGGCCAAGCCCACTCTGCAAGACTAGGCCGCTCAACGGCCGCTTGCTTGAGGGCTTGCGTTTTCTTTTGGATTTTGCCTGGGATGAACCTAAGCCCCGTTGTCCCGACGAAGCGGGCTCCTTCAAACTCTTCTTCTGGGTCTTCTTGCCACTGATAGCGGCCAAGGGAACAGAAGTGGTTGAGGTCGGGGCTAGTTGAAAATCCTGGTCTAAGTCCATAGTTTCTAAACTAAAAGGATTAGAGCGATCAAAGATCTGTCTTTGCTCAGCTGTGAGATTGGCTCTCCAAATGGATTCTATCTCATCCTCTTCTAAAGGAACTACTTCGTAAGTATCCAAATATTTAAACAGTTTACCTTTTGCCATTATTTTCTTCTTCTTACCATTTCTCTTATAGCTATATGTTCTGCCTCCATCAAGACTACCTGAATAAGCAGAGTAGCCTGTGGTGCTGGTATCAGTTTCAGGAGAAATGTCATACAACCAGAATGGTTGTACAGCAACATTTATCTTTCTACTGTGGATCGCTCCAACATGAAAGCCAATTATTTTGTTGCCACGTGCAATAATGGGCATTCCTGAATCGCCACTAAGCGTTGAAGCCTCGTAGGCGAGTATGAATGGCTTACCATCATCAAACTCGTAGGGTTGACAATTGAACATCTTCATTTCGCGACCTGAATAGAATCTCGCAGCGCCACTAGCATTAAGTGCACAAGACATCTTCTTGAGTCCCAATCTCGAGGAAAGATTGCCTTTTGAATCAATCAAGGCAATCAAATCCAACTGAGAGGAATTGGACTCTAAAGGAAACTCATCTTCCTTAAAAGTGGATGCAGTAAAAGGGAGAGAACCTTTGTTAGAGGTCATCATCACCTTCTTACCTGCTTCTACAGCTAGCATGACAGCGTCATAGACGTGCCACGCTGTTACGTAAGAATCTATACCGTCTACAGATACAAATGTAGCTTGCCCATATGAAGCACCAGTTTGACCGATAAAGCAAAGTGCGCCTTCCGCGAGTTTGTGGTTATCGCTGGAAATGCTCTTGTCGACAGACAATGACATTTCAGGATCCACTTTAACTCCAGCTAGATCGCTAACACTAGGCGTTGGGGAAGAACTTGGAGAGTTAGAGAGGTTTACGCGACATTTACCATTAGGGGTTTCAATGTAAACGTACCACCCAATCTCATCCTTATAAGCTTCGCCCGCCTCAAAAGATCTTGAGGCCTCGGCTGGCCTAAGGGCAGGGGAGAATAAATACTTCTGAGCGCGGATGCTCAGAATATACAACTTTTCCGCGAACCAGACTAAAACTGTGATCGCGGACCTTAGTACGATATATATGAAGATGCTTGCAATATATAGCAGTGTGGATGAAACCACAACTGCCCCAATAAAGAAACATAACATTAAATATACCTCTAGAATGACACCTAAAGATCCTGAAAGAACCTCGGTGCCGGTTGATACCATGTTGAAAATAGAAGCTTGAATATTATTAAATGAATATAGATCAAGCATAATTTCCA